GACGTGACGTAACACACTTCACTCATCCCTCACATGACCCTCTCCAAACAACAGTTTATGGCACGACCGAAGATCAAGGCTCTACCTGGCGCAGAAAAAGAACGCCGGTGGAAACAACATCTGACGACGGGCCCTTCTGTCCGAAACACTAGTCAACGCGTCCGAGGACGGGGCGATTACACATTCTCCTCCGCCAAATCCTGGGCGGACCAACAGCTCAAGAAGATCCCAAGAGGAACTTTTGGTAAAATTGGAAACGCCATCGCCGGCGCACCCGGTCAAGCAGCTGGTGACCTCATCTCGCACCTAACAGGTCGAGGCGACTACAACGTCAACAAGAATTCCCTCATCCACGACGGGAACGTCCTCCGACCCAATCAGATGTCATTCTCCCCAACTGGGGCAGCGTCCATCCGCATTCGGCGTCGGGAGTACATTGGTGACTTAGCCGCCCCTGCCAATCCGGTAGCATTCAATCAGACACAGTTCCGACTTCAGCCAACAGATGGGAAGACATTCCCATGGCTGGCATCCGTTGCTAACCATTTTTCAGAATGGGAGCTGCACGGCGCAATTCTCACGTTCGAAACCACATCTAGCAACTTTGCTCAGAATATGGCCCTCGGAACCGTAGCATTCGCCACGCAGTACAACTCCAACGAACTGCCATACTCGGACATGCGCGAAATCCTCCAGGCAGCATACCACAGCAGAGGAAATCCGTCTGAGTGCATCATGCACGGCATTGAATGCGATCCGGCTCTTCAGGCCAGCGAGCACCTGTTCACCCGCCGCCACGGCACCTACGGGCCTCCCAATCTATACGACCACGGCGTGGTCACCGTCGCCACTGAAGGCCTGCCAGCTGCGACTGGCACCGTCCTAGGACGCTTGTTCATCACGTATGACGTAGAACTGAACCTTCCCGCCCTCCCAACGGGCGAGGAATTTGCGGGCAGCGCCCTCACTCTTTGGGGTACAACGTACACCACTGATGAGGCGCCCCTGGGTGATCCACTCACCCTCAGTTCAGTCTACTACGACGATAACAAAATGCTATCCTATGGAACCGGTGTCGGTAACAACATAATGGCGCTTCTCCCGTCGAACGGACCCTGGGCAAGGCCCAATTTACCACCTGAAAGCCAAAGTGCACTGGTTGGCTGGATCTCCGATTCAAGCATCACACCAGGCACTCAGCACATTTCCTTCGCCAACCCTGGCACCTACATCATCGAGCTATCTCTCTTCGGCCAGACGTTGCCCCCCGGCAACATGGCCTTAGCAACCGCCCTTACCGACGACGTGACCGTGGTAACGTGGGGCAGCTACCTACCGCCGCTCCCTGGCGTGATACCCAACTCGTCCTACTACAGGGCGACGTGCACCTGCACTGCCTCGGACCAAACAATCATGCTTTCGAGGCAGAACCCGACCAGCACTATCACGTTCACCACAATCACTGTCTGTGTTTAAAATTTCACTCGAAACTCTCCAAAACTTACACATGTCATCACCCGACGCT